TATTTACCATCATGGTTAAAACAAAATACAGTAGAGGATAACAAACTATCCTTAAGATACTCGAATGGTTCTCAGATAAAAGCAACTTCAGCCGCTGGTGATGCTGGTCGTTCTGAAGCACTATCCTTATTAGTATTTGATGAAGCAGCATTTATTGATAAGATTGAAGATATTTGGGTATCGGCACAATCAACACTATCGACTGGTGGTAATGCAATTATACTTTCTACTCCAAATGGTGTTGGAAACTTTTTCCACAAAACTTGGGTAGGTGCAGAAGAAGAAACAAATACATTCAATACAATTAGATTACATTGGAGTGTACATCCTGAACGAAATCAAAGTTGGAGAGATGAACAGGAAGTTTTACTAGGACCAAAAGGAGCAGCACAAGAATGTGATTGTGATTTTGTAAGTTCTGGTGATACTGTGATAGACCCACAACTACTTATGTTCTATAAAGAATCTTACATTCAAGAACCAATGGAAAAAACAGGTTTTGATGGAAACCTATGGAAATGGGAATATCCAAATTACAATAAATCTTATATGGTTGTAGCGGATGTTGCTCGTGGAGATGGTGGAGATTTCTCGGCATGTCATGTAATTGATATAGAAGAATCATCTCAAGTTGCAGAATATAAAGGTAAATTAGATACAAAAGATTTTGGAAACTTTTTAGTTTCACTTTCAACTGAATATAATAACGCATTATTAGTAATTGAAAATGCAAACATTGGTTGGGCAGTAATACAACAAGTAATTGATAGAGGATATGGAAACCTTTTCTATATGAGTAAAGATTTAAAATATGTAGATGTGGAGAATCAATTAACAAACAAATATAGAGCACAAGAAAGAGGAATGAAACCAGGATTTTCTACAACATCTAAAACAAGACCTTTAATCATTTCTAAATTAGAACAATATATCAGAGAAAAATCAGTAACAATTCGCTCACAGAGAACAATAGATGAATTATTTACATTTATATGGAGTGGTAATAGGGCAGAAGCAATGAGAGGATATAATGATGATTTAACAATGTCATTATCAATCGGATTGTGGGTTAGAGATACTGCACTTAGATTAAGACAAGAAGGAATTGATTTAACAAAACAGGCATTAGGTGGTATAGGTGCACATTCATTGGATGTATCGGGAATGGGATTCGGAGGTAATTCTTCAATGGAAGAAAATCCATGGAAAATGCGAGTTGGTGATAGTAACGAAGACCTAACTTGGTTAATTAAATAATTGTATATTTATAATATAAGGAGAAATAACTATGATATCATTAAAAAAATTACTTAACGAAGAAATACACACAGAAGAATATACTGTGGAAAACTACCACGATATAAAAGAATTCTGTGAGTTCATGAAAGAATACAAATCTGATATGAATGAAGCTGAGTATCAAGGTAGAACAGTTAAACTTGGAAAACCGATGCAAGGTGATGTTAAAAAATTTAAGGTATATGTCAAAAACCCACAAGGTAACGTTGTAAAAGTTAACTTTGGACATGGAGGAAGTTCAGCAAAGAAATCAGGAGAAAAAACAATGTCTATTCGAAAGAATAATCCAGATGCAAGAAAAGCATTTAGAGCTAGACACAATTGTGATTCACCAGGTCCAAGACACAAAGCAAGATATTGGTCTTGTAGAAAATGGTAAAACAAAAACAAATAAAGGTTATAATTTAAATTAGGAACAAAATGGCAGATACTTCATTTTTTGGTAGATTAACGAAACTCTTCAGAGCTCAAGCAGTTGTTACTGTTGACAAAGATGGTAAGAGAAAAGTAGTTGATACCGATGAAAGACAACAAACAAACTTATCTTCTTTAAGAGATAGGTACACGAAACTACAAAAAAGTTTCTTCGAACAAGCAGGTGGTGCTCAATCAATGGCATACCAACAAGTTCGTAGAGAAGTTTTTAGAGATTACGATGCAATGGATAATGACCCAATATTAGCATCGGCTCTTGATATATATGCAGATGAATCAACACTAAAGAATGAATTTGGTGATACTTTATTAGTTCATTCAGAAAATCAAAGAGTACAAGATATATTAGTAAATTTATTTTATGATGTATTAAATGTTGAATTCAACTTATGGCCATGGGTAAGAAATATGTGTAAGTATGGTGATTTCTTCTTAGGTTTAGAAGTTGCTGAAGGTAAAGGTATCGTTAACGTAACACCTCATTCAGTTTACAACACAGAACGATTAGAAAGAACAGACCCATCAAATCCAAACTCAGTTAAGTTTAAAATTACTGAAGACCCGAATGGTAAAGAAGAATATGAAAACTTCGAAATTGCACATTTTAGATTATTAGCAGATACAAACTGGTTACCATATGGAAAATCAATGATTGAAAATGGTAGAAGATTGTGGAAACAATTATCTCTAATGGAAGATGCAATGTTGATTCACCGAATCATGAGAGCACCTGAAAAGAGAGTTTTCAAAATTGATATTGGTAATATTCCTCCAACAGAGGTAGATAACTATATGCAGAGAATCATCAATAAGATGAAAAAAGTTCCATTCATTGATAGAAATACTGGTGATTATAACTTAAAGTACAATATGCAAAACCTAACAGAAGATTTCTTTTTACCTGTTAGAGGTGGTGATAGTGGAACACAAATCGATAATCTTTCAGGTTTAGAATATGCAACTATTGATGATATTGATTATTTAAAAAACAAATTATTTGCAGCATTAAAAATCCCAAGAGCTTATTTAGGATATGAAGAAAACGTAAATGGTAAGGCAACTCTTGCAGCAGAAGATGTAAGATTTGCAAGAACAATAGAAAGAATTCAAAGAACTGTAATTTCAGAATTATCTAAAATTGCTATTGTACACTTATATGCACAAGGGGTAACTGATTCAGAAATGACTAACTTTGAATTACAATTAGTAAATCCATCTACAATATACGAACAAGAGAAAGTAAATTTGTGGAGTGAGAAAATTAGATTGGCTCAGGATATTCAAGGATTAAATATGTTATCTAAAGATTGGGTATATGAAAATATATTTAAATTATCTGAAGGAGAATCAGATGAACAAAGAGTTGCAATGTTAGAAGACCTTAAAGATAGATATAGATTCCGTTCTATTGAAGATGAGGGTAATGACCCTGCACAAGAAGATGAAGAACCAGATGATATTGAAGAATCATTGGAAAAACTAAAACAAGAAATAAAAAATAAAGGTGGAAGACCAAGAGAAGGTGGTACATATGGAAAAGATAAACATCCATTAGGTAGAGACCCTTTGGGAAAGAAGGAAAAAAACAACAAACGTTCAAGAACTTCTGAAGAAAAAGCAATCAAAATGATATCAGGTATAGCATCAAAACGTAAATACATTAATGAAATTAAAGGTATGTTAGATGAAGATAATATACTTGAAGAGTAGAGAAATTTCTGTTAACTTTATAAATTTATATTTATAGTAGGGAAATTTTACTATATCATAATAGGAAAAAAATAAGATGAAAAAAATAAAACATTCAAAATTTAAGAATACTGGTTTCCTTTTTGAGCTTTTAACAAGGCAGATTACTGTTGAAATACTAAATGGTAGCGAAGAAAAGTCAAAAGAAATAATCAGAGAATTCTATGGTAAGGGTACTGAAATGTCTAAGGAACTTAGATTATTTAACCTTTTAATAAATGAAAAGTATAATAGTGAATCTAAAGCAGAAAAATTTATTGATGCTATATTAGAAGCACATACTAGAATTAATTATAAAAAACTTCAACGAGAAAAATATAATCTTGTAAAATCAATCAAAGAAAATTTTGAAATTAATAATTTTTTATCTTCCCCGGTAACAAACTATAAAATTTTAGCTTCAATTCATAAACTTTTTGAAGGTAAAAAGAATGATATTCTTGATGTCAAGGATATATTCGATTCGAAAATTACTATTGTAGAACACATTTCATCTATTTCCCAAGATTCTAAAATTGTTAAACAAGATAAATTAGTAGAAGAATATAGAAAACAAGAGAAAGACCTCAGGTTATTGACATACAAGATTCTTGTTGAAACTTTTAATAAAAAATATACTACTTTAGATAGTTCTCAAAAAGGATTATTAAGAGAGTATATTAATAACGTTACTAACACATCTAAGTTCAACGAATATTTTGAATCTGAATTAATCAAAACTATTACTGAATTGCATTCAATGTATAAGAGTATGAAGGATAAGATTACAAAAATAAAGTTGAGAGAAACAATAAATGTTTTGAAAAAACAGAAAATCGGTAAGAAAATTACAGATGACCAAGTTTCAGCTTTAATGATGTCTTATGAATTGGTTAAGGAGATAAAAAATGTCAATGGAAAACAATCTTAATAAATTCTTAGAAGAACTTATCCAAGAAGTTGAAAAAGAATTGGATGAGGCAACTGCAACAGGCAATGTAGCTGGGTATAATGTACCTGGTGCGTTTTCTGATGGTGGTGCTAAAGATAAGAAACGTAAGAAAAAGATTTCAACTCAATTTGGTATGAAGATAGTTGGTAAGATGGATGAAGAACTAAATGAAGCTAAATCCAAAAGACCAGTAAATCGTTGGTTAGAATTAAAAAACGATGAATCAATGCATGCTCATAAGAAAATGGCTATGGGATTGAAAGAACTTAAATATCAACTTAGAGAAACAGAAAAATTCTTTAATTGGTATAATAAGATTAAAACAATGAATGAGTTAGATTCCAATCAGTATTGGAAAAGAACAAATAAACATATTTATAAGATAAAGGAGAGATTAATAAACATCGCTCGAACTATACAGGAGATAGAAAAATGAAAATAACAAGAGAAGCATTAAAAAACATAGTTAAAGAAACTATGATAGAAGAATCTGAATATCAAGAGTTTTTCAAAAGAGCTTTAGAAAAAGCAGGTAAATCTATTCCACAAATGTCTGATGAAGAAAAGAAGGCATTCTTTAACAAGATTGAAAAAACTTGGAAAGGTAAAGGACCTAAAAAAGAAATTTCTGAAACAGAATTAGAAGAAGCTCAATCACCAGCACAGAAAGCTGCATTCCAAAAAATGTTGGATAAAAAAAAAGGTAAAGATGGTGATGATGATAAAAAAGAAGAAGTTAAAGAATCTATCATAAAAGAAGGATTTGCAACTTGGGAAATGAGTTTTGATAACATGAACCTAGGTGGTGTAAAGTTAGATAGAAAAAGTAAATATAAAGTAAAAGCAAGAAATACTGTTGAAGCAATCAAGAAAGCAGCTAAAATGGCTGGTGTGAAAGATGGTCAATGGATTGCTACTAAAAAATATTCTTTAAAGAAAATATGATAATACAATGAATAAAAAAGAA